GATCGACGCACTCGACCGCCGAGCGATGGCGCTCGCCCCGTTCCGCGACGTCGAGGGCTGTTGCCTCGCGGCGATGGGCCCGGAGGAGAAGGCGGACATCTCCACGGTCGCGATCACGCTGCCGACCGCGAAGCGGAACCGGCCCGAGTACCCGATCTTTTCGAACGCGGTGCCGTCGACGATGTTCGCCCACTGGCTGTGGGCCATCACACGCCTACAGAAGCGCCGCTTCGGTTCCCGGGAGGAGGAAGCGAAGCTGTACGCGCAGATCGAGCGCTACGAGAAGGGGTTCGCCGATGCGTTCCCGACCGAGAAGGCCGCAACTCTTCTGACGACCACCGACACGCTCGGTGGGCACTGGCTGCCCGACCCGGTGGGCAACGAGCTCTACCGGATGGCCCTCGATCACTCGGTCTTCGGGCCCCTCGCGAGTCACGTTCCGATGACCACCAAGACGCTCGACCTGCCCGTCGAAGGCTCGTCGGCCTTGACTGTCGGATGGGGCGTGGAAACCTCCGAGCCGGACATCGCGGACAGCATTCCGGCGTCGAATGCGCTGAACAAGGTCAGTCTGGCAGCCGCGAGGCTCGAAGGGTTCGCGGGCTCATCGTTCGAGGAGCTCCAGGACAGCTCGGTGTCCATCCTGACGTGGATCCGCGACAAGCTGACGGAGCTCTTCGGTCGCGAACTCGACAATCAGGTTCTCGAGGGAACGCAGTTCTCGGGTCAGTCGATCCGCACGAACACGGGCGTCAACGAGATTGTCGCCGGAACGAACGGCGATACGGTCACCTTCCAGACGCTCTCTGACACGGTTTACAAGGCCCGCGAGCGTGCGAGCCGAAAGGGCGCTCGTTGGTTCGTCGCGCCCGAGATGATGGGTAAAATCGTCGGCCTCGCCGATACCCAGGGAATGCCGATCTTCCAGTACGCGAACGTGCCGGGATCGGTTGCCGGCACGCTGCTCGGGTTCCCGGTCGAGGTGCACTCGGTGATTTCCGCGTCCCGCACGAAGGGAACCGGCACGAGCCTTGCGCACGCGTACTTCGGGCCTCCGAGCGCGGTCGTCTTCGGCGACCGTGTCGGCGTCGCGTGGGATACCACGGACGTTGGGGGCACAGCGTTCCGGAAGTACCAGCTGCACATGCGCCTGATCATGCGCGTCGGGATCGCCCTCGCCGTTCCGAAGGCGTGGACGAGACGCCTCGACCTTGACGTCTGATTCTAAGGCCCGGGGCCGCCCCCTTGCTCTGGCGGCCCCGAGCCTGACTTGGAGGCCTGGCGATGAAGTTGGTGTTCACGAAAAAGGCCGAAACGGACGGGGTCGGTAAGGCCGGAGAGGTCGCGCAGACCGAGAAGCTCCAGCACACGCTGCACTACCTGCAATTGCACGGATACGTCGAACAGGTCGACTCCCCGGGCGATGCCGCAGGTCGGGCTGCTACGCCAACGGCCTTTGGCGCGGTGGAATCCGCTCCGTCGGATGGCGCTGTGAAGCGGCGCAAGTGAAGAAAGTCGAAGTGATCACGCAGCCGCGGACCATGTCCGGATTTCGCGGCGGGATGAGGATCGCGCTCGACGAGTGCTCCGCGAAGGAGTGGATCGAAAAGCGCTGGGCTGATCCGGTGGACACGCCGAAGCCGGAGAAGCGGAAGAGTCAGGCGAACGACGAGCTCTAGTTTCCGGTAGGGGAGTCGCGACCCCGAGCCGGCGTGCAGTGAGGCCCGACCCCTTTCCCTTGATCAAGGGGGGACGGGGGTCGGGCCTTGTTCGTTTGAGGGATAGAGAGTGCCGACGAATCTCACGAGTGCGAAGCTGGTCGAGGATCTCCTCGGGGGCATCCCGAATGAGTTCGACGAGCTCATCGGACAACTGATTGTCCGTGTGTCGGCCAAGATCGAGGAGAAGGCGGGGCTCGTGTTCGCAGCGGCCACGCGCACCGAATACCAAGACGGGGCGAACCGCGACATTCTCCTGCTCGATCACGGGCCCATCAACGCCGTGACGAGCGTCCACGAAGTCGTCTACGGCGGCGCGTCTCCGGTCGAAACCATGATTCCGGCGACCGACTACGTTGCCGCAGGCCTTCGCTCTGAGGGCTGGAAGCTGAAGGGCCACCTGATCCGCGTCGGCGCGTCCTGGGGGCGTGGCCGGCGACGCTGGAAGGTCGTTTATAACGCGGGCTGGGTCGATTCCGTCGATCAGACAGTCGCGAATTCTATTCCGCAGGGCATCGTCGAGGCCGCGACCGAAGCCGTCGCGCGCATGTACACGCTCCGCGACTGGCGCGGGGTGACTGATGCGCAGCTCGGCGACTACCGCGTCCGACCGCTCAGTTCCGAGCAGCTCGACAGAGATCTCGAGATTGCAATCGCGTCGTATCGCACGCCGCGATTCTAGGAGAGGGAACCATGGCAGCTCTCACGGTCAACCAGGTCACCACTGCCGGAATCAACACTCCGGCGCTCGTGGCTGCCGGCGCTGGCGGCGACACGTTCGTGAACAACGGGCGAACGGCGATCCTGGTCAAGAACACGAACGTTGCGACGCGGCGTGTTGTCGTCGACGCGAAGCGCGCATGCGAGTACGGCGTCGACCACGACACATCGACCGTCGTCCCGGCGACAACGGGCGATATGCAGATCGGCCCGTTCCCGGCCGACAGGTACGGGAACGTCTGCGACGTCAGCTATCCCGACGGCGTGACCGGCGTGACGATCGCGGTCATTTCCGTCTGACGGAGGAGCGATGCGAGTTCAGCTGCTCGAGGCGTACGAGTACCTCGTTCCGCACGAGGCGGGCGACGTGATCGAGGTGTCGGCCAAGGTCGCGGAGCGCTGGTTCGACCTCGGGATCGCGCAGCCCGCGCCCTCAGACGAAGAGCTGCGGGCAGAGCAAGAGCGGAAGGCCGCGGCCGAGCTCGAGGAGCGCCAGAAGGCCGAGACCGAGGCGGCAGAGGCGGAGCCCGAAGGTGCTGCAGAGCTTCCTTAAGCAGCGGGTGACGCTCGAGAGGCTCGAGCGCGACCCGATCGGGGGCGGATTTCTCGTGGTCGCTACGGTCCAAAACGTGCCGGCGTTCATCGCAGGCGGCGGGACGCGCGAAGCCGGCGGCCTCGACGAGAGGTTCCAGGACGTCGCGGCCGTCTACCTGGGGCCGACGGCACCGATCGTGAGCTCGCGCGAGACGTGGCGCGTGATCGACGGCGATCGCCAGCTCGAGGTGCGGACGATCGAGCCTGTACGAAACCCCTTGAACGGAGCGCTCCATCACTACCGGCTGACGACGACTGTCGGGCGGTTCGCATGAGCTGGCAGCTCTGGCGCGGGGAAGAGGCGAAGGCGATCGCGCGGAAGGCCGAGATCGAGGCGTTGCGCGAGACGGGCGAGGACATCCTGCGCGCCGCCCGGGCCGAGGTGCCATTCCAGGACGGCGACCTTCTCCGGTCGGGCCGGATCGAGCGCTCCCGCGCGAAAAAGCCGACGGTCCGGATCATCTTCGGCGGCCCGGCCGCGCCCTACGCGGTGAAGTGGCACGAGCGGCCGGCGCAGTTCCGCCACGGCAGGAAGCGCCGATACCTGGCCGACCCGTTCAACCGGCACGCGTGGCGCGGCTACCGGCAGCACCTGCTGTCGCGCCTGCGGGCGAGGTTCCCTTGATCGCGGAGTCGCTCGCGCGTTACCTAGAGGATCAGGGCGAGGGCGTGCTCGGAGAGTCGATCTTCGTCTCGTTCCAGCCCGACAAGCCGCACGACGTCGTCGTCGTCTACGACGAGGGAGCGCCCGGGTCGGACGACTCGAGCGCGCACCCGGTCGACCAGGTCGGCATCCAGATCCTCGTGCGCGACCGCTCGTACGAGTCGGCGCGCGACAAGGCGTTCTCGATCCACAGGCGGATCGCGAACTTCGGCGCGCAGCCGTTCGTGGCCGGCACGCCGGTCGTCGACGTTGTCTGGCCTGTCGCGTCACCGCAACCCGTGGGTCCCGACGAACAGGGCCGACCGGAGTGGTCGGGCCACTACACCGTCCGCATCGAATCCACTGGCGATCAGTGGAGAGCGTAGGGAGATCGAGCCATGGCAGAAAAGCGATTCGGCGGGACGGTCATCAAGCTCAACGGGACCGTCGTCGCCCGTGTGTCGAGCATCCGCCGTCAGAACCAGATGACGGAGGTCGACGCGACGGGCGCGGAGAACGTTTCGGGCGCGCTGACGCTGAAGCAGTTAATCCCGGTCGCGATCGACGAGACGGTCGAGCTGAGCGGCACGGCGATGGCCGGCAGCGGCGTGCGCCTCGAGCCCGGCCAGTCGGCGTTGAACGCCGCTGCGGTCGCTGGAACCCTGGTCACGCTGAAGGTTCTCGACGCCGAGAGCTTCGGTCACGACTACGTCGGCTACTTCACCTCGTACAACGAAGAGGGTAGTGCGTCCGACCTGTGGCGCTTCAATGGCACGTTCCGCGCCAACAGCCGCACCGCGGTGACCTCGTGAACGAGCCTCTGACGGTCGCGGATCTCGAAGCGATCGAGCAGCTCGAAGCGGCGGACGCCCGCGGCCGCGAGCGGCAGTCGAAGCGCCTGGTCGTGAACATCGACGAAGCCTGGGCCGAGCGATCGGCCCAGGCCTTCGAGTTCGTGTTCCAGGGCAAGCCCTACCAGGTGCCGGCGCAGATGCCGGCGCGCGTCTTCCTGTTCATGTGGCGGCACCTGTTCACGCCGATCGGCGGCGGCAAGTTCCGCTTCGACATCCCGGACGAGGTATTCGTCGAGACGGTCAAGCAGATTCTGGGCGAGGAGCTGGCTCGCGAGCTCCTCGAAAGCGAGCTCGCGATCGGCTGGGTGACGTCGCAGCTCCTGCTCCCCGTGCTCCAGGCCTGGGGCGTTCCGCTCGGGCAGGAAGAAGAGAGCACTACTCAGGTCGAAAAAAAAACCGCATTGACCCGCGAGTCTTCGTCTGGGCCTGGGCCGAGTTAGAGGCCGACTTCCAGCGGTATTACGGCATGCAACTGACGCAGTCCGTTCTCGGGGATCAGC